GTAGATCTTACTAACAATACAATTTCTCTTCCAAACCATTATTTTGTAAGTGGTGAAGAAGTTGAATATTCAGTTAAAACAAGAGTTAGTTGTTCTGCCACTACTGGTATCGGTACTACAGGAGATGCTATTGGAATTGCTGCTACTTTCTTCCCTGGAATTGGTGCAACAATTACATACCTACCAAAACAAGTATACATTTACAAGAAAGATGATAATAAAGTTCAGTTATGTACTACACCAGAGAATGCATTAAAGACAACACCAGTCGTAATTGATCTTTCTTCTGTTGGTATTGGTACTTCACATAGTATTACTGCCAAATATGGTACTGAGAATACTAGAGGTTTAATATCAATTGATAATGTTATTCAATCTCCAATTATAGAAACACCTATTGTTACTGGTCTGTCTACTGATCTTAGTGAGACTGGAGATTTATTATATGTTACTGGAATAACGTCATTCTATAGTGGAGATGATATTCGAATAGATCATGAAATAATGAAGATAACTGCTGTTGGACCTTCCGCAGGTGCAACTAATGCAGTAAAAGTTCATCGTCATTGGATGGGTACGGAACTTGCTTTCCACGGAATTGGAAACACGGTGACAAAATTACATGGTGATTATAATATCATTAAGAACACTCTTAATTTCTCTGAAGCACCAAATGGTACTGAACCTCCTATAGGATTCTCTACTGCAAATCCATACGAAAGAGATTGGGTTGGTATTACTACAGGTTCAAGTTTCAGTGGTAGAGTCTTTACTCGTTCTGGTGTTAAGGGATCTAATTATGATGCATATACCACCAACTATAATATTGACGATTTAACTTATCAATTTGATGGTCAGACAAAACAATTTGATTTAAAAGTTAATAAGGCAAATATTACTGGTATTGCTACAAACTATGGTATTGTTCTAGTCAATGGTATCTTACAAGGTCCAGGTGAAGTAAATGATTATGCATTATCTGAGGTCTCTGGAATTACTTCTATGACCTTTACAGGAGCTGCTGCTTCTACTTCACAGGATGTTAATACTGCATCTGTTCCAAGAGGAGGTATGATTATCTCTGTTGGTTCAACTGAAGGATTTGGTTATCAACCACTAGTTTCTGCTGGTGCAACAATTCGCTTTGCTTCTTCTGGTATTATTACCGCTGTTAGTATTGGTAATAGTGGTTCTGGTTATAGAGTAAATCCTGGTGGAATTGCCACTACTGGATCAATAGGTGGTGTTGGTATTATGACAGAGGTTAATGTTGCTGTTGCTGCTACTACTTCTACTGGAACTCCAACTTTACAGTATATTGGAACAGCATCAGTTCATAATGGCCAAGTCGTAAGTATTGCTGTTACTTATACTGACCCAGTACCAGGATTCCCTGGAGCAGGTTCTTCAACATTCGAAGCAATAATAGATGCACCATTACCTTATCAAGATATTCCTCTTTGGTATAGTTCTGCCTCTCCTGGAGTTGGTGGTACTCAAGCAAGAGCGAATATCACTGTAGGTGCGGGTTCAAGTGTTATTGATTTTGAGATTACTAATACTGGATATGGTTATCGTGATGCTCATATACTTACTGTACCTTCTCAACTTACAAGTCCTGGATCTATAGTTGGTATTCCTACTGTAGCAAATAGTGTAGTTAAAGAATTTAAGTTGACATTAGAGAGAGTGCATCATGATGAATTTAATATGTGGACAATGGGTGAATTTGATGTACTTGACGATTTCTCAAGTCTATTTGATGGTGTTAGAAAAGCATTCCCAATTACTGTTGGTGGAGATTCATACGCTATCCAAACAAAATCTGGTTCTCCTATAGAAATTGATCAAACTCTTATTCTTACAATTAATGACGTATTACAAGTACCTGGAGAAGGATTTACCTTCAATGGTGGTGCAACTATAACAATGACTGAAGCACCTAAAGCAGGTGATAAGATGAGATTCTTGTTCTATAGAGGTACTGGTGGTGAGGACGTAAAAGATAGAGATATTGTTGAAACTGTTAAGAGAGGTGATGATTTAGTTCTTTCTTATGATAGTGCATATAATACAAAGCAATTTGTTGAGAATGAAAGAACAGTTGTTGAAGTTAAATCATCAGACGCAGTTGATACTAACCCATATCACGGAGTTGGTTTAGGTGATGATGAAACAGAAGTACGACCAATTGCTTGGATTAAGCAAATGGAAGATAAGTATATTGATGGTGAGATTCAAAGAAAGGATCGTCCTCTATTAGAACCAAGTATCTTCCCAACTGCATATTTGATTCAGGGTGTTGGTATTGGATCTACTACATTATGGGTTGATAGTTGTAAACCATTCTTTGATCCAGAAAACGAAAACGCAATTGATAGATCATTCCAGAAGAATATTCAGATAGTAAATGCAAGTAGTACTTATGAATTCCTCGCGGGTGCTGCTGCAACAGCAATAGTTTCTGCTGCTGGTACAGTTTCATCTGTTGCTATTTCGACTGGTGGTAGAGGATATGATGCTGTTCCTACGGTGTCTATACAAACCCCTGTTGGTGTAGGCGGAACCCCTCTCGCAGGTATTGGAACTACTGCTAGAGCAGTTGCTACAGCAACCCTTACTAATGGAGTTGTTAGTGCTATAACTGTTACTTCTCCTGGACTTGCATATACAACTGGTAAACCACCTCAAGTAGTAGTTTCTTCACCAAATTATATAAGAGAAGAAAATAGCATCCAATCATATACTGGTGATTATGGTGTTGTATCTGGTGTTGGTATAGTTACTAACATTGCTGGTATTGGAATTACATATGGTATTGCATTTGATATGTGGATTCCTGCAAATTCTCCATTAAGAGATTCTAAAGTTGTAACTCCTGACCCGATTAGTGTTAGTGGATTGCAAACAGGAAGTTACTTTATGATTAGTAATTCTAATATTGGTTCTGGTGTTACAACTTTAGATGCATCAGGAAATACTATTGGTATTGGAACAACTGCATTAGATGGAATATATCAAGTTTCCCATTACGTTGGACTGAGTACTGTTGGATTTGGTTCCACCATACCTGGTACAAATAATCTACGCAGAGTATTTGCAGCAGTTGAGCGTTGGGAAGGTCTCGAATCTACTGTTGGTTATTCTACTTTAGGTCAAGGAATTAGTAGTTCCTTCGTCGGTGACTATAGTTGGGGTAGAATTGATCTTAGCGATAGAATGGTTTCAACAAGTTATACTATCAATACATCGAACGGTGTTATTGGAATTACGACTGGTCCTCAAGTGAAGAGGAGAGATAAGTTGAAATCTACAAATTATGTCGTCTAAATAATAAAAAAAGTATTACTTAACGTAGGTTCAATGTCTGCCATTATAACTGACCAGATAAGAATATTGAATGCAAAGAACTTTGTTGCAGGTGTTTCAACCAATACAAATTCTTACTATGCTTTTGTCGGTCTTCCTAATCCAACTGGAATTAGAACAGACTGGGATTCTTCTCCACCGTCTCCTGTTGATAATTTTTCTAAATCGAATGATTTTTACGATGATATGATTGCGGTTAAAAAAATAACACCCGCAGACGTAAAACAGATTGTTCAAAAGAATCAATGGAGTTCTGGTACAACCTACGATTACTATAGACAAGACTATAGTATTACTAATGCTCCCAAGAATTCTGGTGGTACAACATTATATACTGCAAATTATTTCGTAGTAAACAGTGATTATAGGGTCTATATTTGTTTACAGAATGGTACAACTCCAGAAACTCCTGATGGAAAACCTTCTCTGGACGAACCAACTTTCACAGACTTAGAACCAAGAATTGCTGGTACTTCTGGTGATGGATATATTTGGAAATATCTTTATAGCATTAAACCTGCTGATTTGATTAAATTCGATTCAACAGACTTTATGCCTGTTCCTGCAGATTGGGATACTAATACAACAGATAGTGCTATTCGCAATAATGCTGTTGATGGTGGTATTAAAATTGTTGTTATTAAGAATAGAGGAACTGGTATAGGTACTGCTAACCAAACATATACTAGAGTCCCAATTAAGGGTGATGGTTTTAACGCTGAGTGTACGGTTGTTGTAAATAATGACCAACAAATTGAGAGTGTAACAGTATCGAACGAAGGTTATGGTTACACCTATGGTAATGTCGATCTTGCTGCTGGTTCAGTACCAACACCAACATCTCCACCAACTTTGGATGTAATTATTCCTCCACCTGGTGGTCATGGTAAGGATATCTACCGTGAATTAGGTGCAACTAGTGCATTGCTTTATGCTCGAATTGAAAATGATACGGAAAACCCAGACTTTATAACGGGTAACCAATTCGCAAGAATAGGTATTATTGAGAACCCTAGGTCATTTGGTTCTACTCAGTTACTTACTCTTGATAAAGCATCTGCTACTTATGCAGTACGTTTAGCAGGTACTGGATATAGTTCAGTGACTTTCCCTGCAGATGGACTTATTACTCAAACTGTAGGTACTGGAGTTACTGCTGTTGGTAGAACAGTTAGTTATGATCAGACTACTGGGGTTTTGAAGTATTGGCAAGATAGAACTATTGCTGGTTTTAACACCGTTGGTACAGCACAAACAAACCCAACTTATGGGTATGATACAACAAGATTTACTGCAGATCCAACTGCTGGTGGAAACAGGATTATTGTTGGGGGTAGTGCCAATTTATCAATTAGTACTACATTTAGTGGTCTATCCACCTCAATAAATAATAGAACATATTACCTTGGTCAGTCATTTACTAAAGGATTAGCAAACCCAGAAATTAAAAAATATTCTGGAAATATGATATACGTTGACCACAGACCGTCTATTACTAGATCTTCAAATCAAAAAGAAGACATCAAGATCATATTACAGTTCTAAAATACTATGGCTCAACAAACCAATCTAAACGTCAGCCCATATTTTGACGATTTTGATGCAAATGACAATTATCATAAGGTTCTTTTTAAACCTGGATATCCTGTTCAGGCAAGAGAACTAAGTGGTCTTCAGTCTATTCTTCAAAATCAGATTGAAAAGTTTGGCCAGCACTTTTTTAAAGAAGGTGCTAAAGTAATTCCTGGAAATACTGCGTATTCTCCAGAATTTTTTGCTGTAGAACTGAATAATACACACTTAGGAGTACCTGTTGATTATTATATTGAACAGTTAATTGGTAGAAAGATAATTGGATTGAGTACTGGTGTAACTGCTATTATTAAAGAAGTTTTAAAAGCAGAATCATCTGATAGAGGAAATTTAACAATTTATGTTTCCTATATGTCTTCAGGAGTTGAAGATAGTAATATTAAAGTATTTGCTGATGGAGAACTTCTAACAGCAGATAGTGATATAATTTCTGGTCCTCAAAACAACGCATTTATACCCTCTGGAGAATCTTTTGCATCTTGTATCGCTACAAATGCAACTTCTACAGGAGCATCATTTTCAATTTCAAATGGTGTTTATTTTATAAGAGGCAATTTTGTAAATGTACATGATGAAACAATTATTTTAAGTCAGTATGATAATACTCCTAGTGGTAGAATTGGATTAAGAATTGAAGAGGATATTATTAATGCTGATGAAGATCCTACATTAGGTGATAATGCAAAGGGATTTAATAATTATGCTGCACCTGGTGCTGATAGACTAAAAATATCAGTTAGTCTATACATGAAACCATTGGATGATTTCAATGATTCCAATTTTATCGAATTAGCAGTTATTCAGGATGGTTCTTTAAAGTCACAAACAAAGAATACTAAGTACAATTTCCTTGCAGACGAACTCGCTCGCAGAACGTATGCAGAATCTGGTGATTATGCAATCAAATCCTTTGATGTTACAGTAAAAAATTCATTAAATGATGGTCTTGGAAATAATGGTGTATATGAAGAAGGTCAATTTACTCCAGCTGGGACTCTGGCAGAGGAGAATTTAGCAGTATATCAAGTTAGTCCAGGAAAAGCATTTGTAAAGGGATATGAGATAGAGACAATTAGTGCTGAGATTCTTGATTGTCCAAAAACAAGAGATACAAAAAGATTAGAAAGTCAAGCTGTTAATTATAGAACAGGAAGATCTTTACGTCTCAATAGAGTTGCTGGAGCACCTACTATTGGAATTGGTAATACGTATATTGTTAGTTTAAGAAGTCAAAGACTTAATGATAATGGATTTAAAGTAGCAGGACAAGAAATTGGTCTTGCTAGGGTTTATGATCATGTATTGGAATCTGGTACATATAGTGCAACTAATGCGAATACAAATGAGTGGGATATTTCTCTTTATGATGTACAATTAACATCTCGTATAACATTAAATAATGCCATTACACTGACTGTTCCTACAGAAGTTAAAGGAAAGTATAGTGGTGCCACTGGATTTTTAAAAGATGCTGTAAGTAACAGTACATCTTTAGATGTTTATGAGAAATCTGGAAGTTTTTTACAAAATGAACCATTTGAATTTAATGGTATAGCAAACAATCGCGTTGCTATTGCTGTTACAGCATACGGTATAGAAGATGTTAAGTCCGTTTATGGTGGACCACAATTAGGTAACGTTGGTGCTGCAAGAAGTTTCTGTGGTGATGTTGTACAAAAATCAGCATATGAGTTTGGAAATGCAACACTTACTTCTTCTACTGGAAGTGGAGCAGTTTCCATTAGCACGGTAACTAGTGAAAATGCATTGTTCCCAGGTAGTTTGAAGGTTGGTAATATACTTTCGTTTGGTGGATTGGGTAACAATTTAACCTCTTATGGAAGAATTACTGAAGTTAATACAGATAATGTTATTATTACTGGAGTATCGACTGTTTCTGGAGTTGTTGAAGGTGCTTTATATAAGAGTACTGCTGGAACCACATTAAATGTTCCAAATTTAAAGTTAGTAAAAACTCCTTTTGAAGATTCTACTGAGAATAGTTTATATACTTTAATGCCGAAATTCTTTATTTCGGATGTTGATCTTACTGATGCTTCATTAACTATTAGAAAGACTTATACAAGTGTCGCTATTGCTGGTGGTCAACTTACTAATGCTATATCAGCAGGTACAAATGAAACTTTCTTACCATTTGATGAAGAAAGATATTTCTTGATGAAAGGAGATGGATCTACAGTAGCACTTAGCGATGATATGTTCCAATTCACTGCTGGATCTACTACCTTACAACTTAATGGTTTGGGTGCTGACAGTACTGGTTGTACATTAGTAGCAACATTAAAAAAATCAAAACCATCTCATAAGATTAAGAGACTTAATAGGGTAAATTCTGTTATTGTTAATGCATCTAAATTGAGTGGATCAGGTATAGGAGCAACAACATTAAATGATGGTTTGGTGTATGGTAATTTCCCAATAGGAACAAGAGTACAAGATCAGAAAATTGTATTAAATCAAGGTGATATTGTTAATATTCTTGGTGTTTTTGAATCCAATACAACTGGTAGTGCATCTGCACCAAAAGTAACATTGTCTTCACTAAATGGTGCTAGTGGAAAAACTACAGATTTGATTATTGGTGAAACATTTGTTGGTGCTAAGAGTGGTGCTAAAGGAATTTATTGTGAAAATTTAACTGATGCTCAGATTTCATTCATTGTTTTAAATGAAACTTCTTTTGATGAAGGTGAAGTAGTTACTTTCGATGAATCAAAAGTTCAAGGTATTGTTAATACTATTGATAATCCAAGTAGAAATATCTCTAATAATTACACTTATACTACAGGACAGAAACCCTCCTTCTATGATTATGGATATATTACTAGAAGATCTACTGCAAAAGCACCCACGAAGGGAATAAGAGTATACTTTAGTAATGGATATTATGAAACTACAGATGAGGGAGACATTACTACAAAGAATTCCTATGATACTTGGGATTATGGTAAAGATATTCAAACAATTAATGGTGAAAGAGTAACAGATACGATTGATATTAGACCAAAAGTTAGCAATTATGCTGTTGTTGAAAATGTTAGATCTCCATTAGAATTTTACGGAAGATCTTTTGATTCTGATGGAAATTCCGCTAAGAATATCTTAGCATCGGATGAGTCTATTGTTACTAATTTTTCATTCTATCTTGGTAGAATTGATAGAATTTTCTTAACTAAAGATGGAAAATTCCAAGTTCAATATGGAGATCCAGCAGAAAAACCAGAAAGACCTGTAGCAATTGAAGATTCTATAGAAGTTGGTAGTTGTCAGATAGCACCATACTTATTTGATGTTGAAAGTGGGTGTTCACTTGATTTCTTACAACATAAGAGATATAGAATGAGTGATATTAAAGATCTTGAAGATAGAATCAAGAATCTTGAATATTATACATCTTTATCTTTACTTGAAACAGATACTTCTAATATGTTTGTTCCAGATGCAGATGGATTAAATAAATTCAAATCTGGATTCTTTGTCGATAATTTCACAACTCTTAAACCACAAGAGACTTCGTTTAAACTAAGAAATTGCTTAGATCCTGCAAATAAGGAATTAAGAGCACAGCATTATACTACTTCTATAGATTTAATGCCTGGACCTGTTGAAGGTATTTCAGCAGATACTGATTTATCATTCTTAGATCCAGAAGGTACAAATATTAGAAAAGGTGAAGGAGTTGTTACTTTAGATTATACTGAAAAGGAATGGTTGAGTCAGCAGTTTGCAACTAGAACTGAAAGTGTTACACCTTTCTTGGTTAGTTTCTGGCAAGCATCTATTAAACTAACTCCTGCTTCAGATACTTGGGTAGATACCGCTAGGATTAAAGCAAAGATTATTAAGAAAGAAGGTAATTTTGCTGGAGTCATGGCACAAGCAATGCAACAGTTTGGTGTTGATCCTCAAACTGGTATGGCACCAATTCAGTGGAATGCTTGGGAAACTAACTGGAATGGTCAGGATATTGTAGAACGTAAAGTTAATCGAACTGAAGTAACAGCTAAAAAGAATGAATTGGAAATTGTTAACCTTGGTTGGATTAACGGTGGTGGTGGTGTAGACCATAGACGTTGGTGGGATGTTACAACAACCAAAACAACTCAAGACACTATTAGAG